GCGACGAGGGTATTTACTTTGGCTTGTGTCTGCTTATCCATGATGTTTCCTTTCGTTTGGGTTAGTCGGCAGTCAGCACCACCGATGTCATCTATTATCCAGTTTTTGCTTTTCGTTACTAAGCTAATAACTGGGATATCTTGACCCCACCGTACCCCCACCACCCCTATTTGGCGGCATGGGGGCGCTCCGCATATAACACTATTCCGTAACCATCCCCACCACTTCCGTTTTCACCTTGATAACGTCACCATCACTACCGCCATACCCCCCACTATTATTAAAAAAATTGCAATATACTTGTCAAACCTTATACACTTCTACCCGAAAAAAAGCCCCGATGGGGAGATCGGGGCGAAATGACGATAGCGACCGTCAGGAGAAGCAAACACGCAAGGGCACGACAGCGCCGCTTGCACACTTGCAGAAACGACTATACACTGCGGCCAACGAGGTACGCAAGGGACCTGCGCATGCTTGACCATTTAATTGAATTCACTCCTGACGTAGATGACGATTCTGCGGGATTTGTCACGCTTGAGAAAACACCCCCGTCCACCATCGTGGACGCGCAAGTAGATACCGCCGATTGGTTGAAGAGTTTGGGCGCGGCAAGCGACGAAGTCGCCGATGAACTGGAAGCGCAAGCAGCCAGAACCGCCTTCACCAACATCGTCACCGCCCAGCCGGACGAACACTCCCGCGCTGCACTGGCTGAAATCAAAACCCCAGCCGCCGTACAACATCTTGTTGGAATGCTAACGGCGTATGACTGGGAGTTTATCAATCAGGCCAAAGAACTACGTGGGTACACGGTGGCCAAGATTCTGGAAGAAACCAACCACCCCACAGCCAGCGTCAGACTAAAGGCGCTTGCCCTTCTGGGCAAAGTCACGGAAGTCGGTCTCTTCACCGAGAAGATCGAAGTTAAGAAGACAGAACTGTCCGACGCTGAACTGGAAGCCCGGATCAAGGAAAAGCTGGGGAAATTCGCCAAGATCGTGGACATCACGGATGTCAGAGAAGTCGAAGAAATAGAATGTCAAACTGTAGACAATGAACCCAGTACTGAGTCCTGAAGAGATAAAGGCACTACAACGTGTCTTGCCAACTCTGACCCCACAGGAAAAAGCCGAGCTACTTGCCGACTTGGAAGAACGCGCTGCCCGCGCCAGTAAAGTAATTGGTAGGGACTCCATGCTTGGGTTTGCCACCCACGTGTACCCCGGCTTTAAGATCGGCCCCCACCACAGGAAGCTCTCCCGCATCTTTGAGGATGTGATCAGCGGCAAGAAAAAGCGGGTGATTATCAATATTGCACCACGCCACGGTAAATCAGAATTCTCCTCGTACCTGTTCCCAGCTTACTTTTTAGGCAAGTATCCAGATAAGAAGATCATCATGGGCACCCACACGGCGGGCCTGTCGGAAGATTTTGGTCGGCGGGTGCGAAACCTGATTGAGTCGGAGGAGTACCAAGAACTTTACCCAGATACGCGGATTGCAGATGACCAGAAAGCAGCAGGAAAGTGGAGTACCGGAGCCGGAGGCCAGTATTACGCAGCGGGTGTCGGTGGTGCTTTGGCTGGTCGCGGTGCTGACCTATTTGTCATTGATGACCCTCACTCTGAGCAGGATGTAAAGAGCAACTCCAGACTTGCCTTTGATACGGCGTGGAGTTGGTTCCAGACAGGTCCGTTGCAGCGTCTGATGCCCGGTGGGGCAATTATTGTCATTATGACTAGATGGTCGCTATTGGATCTGACAGGCCGACTGATTGACTACCAGACACGCAACCCCGACGCGGAGCCGTGGGAGATCGTAGAACTCCCGGCCATCTTGCATGAGAACAGCGAGAACGAGAAAAGCCTGTGGCCAGACCAGTGGCCGTTGGATCAGTTAAAGAAAGTCAAAGCGTCGCTCGACCCCCGGTACTGGAACGCCCAGTACATGCAAAACCCCACCTCGGAAAACTCGGCCATCATCTCGCGTAAACACTGGCGCATCTGGGAGAACGACAATCCCCCGCAGTGCGAGTACATCATCCAGAGTTGGGATACGGCGTTTGAGACCAAGAACAACTCGGACTATTCGGCCTGTACGACATGGGGCATCTTCTATAATGAGGAAGAGCACGACACGCCACAGCTAATCCTGCTGGACGCGTTCAAGGAGCGGATGGCGTTTCCAGAATTAAAACAAACGGCGCTGAAGCACTATAAGGAGTGGGAGCCAGATGCGTTCATTGTGGAAAAAAAGGCAGCAGGTGCCCCGCTTATTCAAGAACTTCGGGCAATGGGTATTCCAGTTCAGGAGTTCTCCCCCAGCCGAGGCAACGACAAACACGTCCGACTCAACGCAGTCGCCGATCTCTTCACCAGCGGAAAAGTCTGGGCCCCCGACACAAGGTGGGCACGAGAAGTTATCGAAGAAGTAGCAGCCTTCCCGGTTGGCGAACACGATGACTTCGTAGATACTACGTCGCAAGCATTGCTGCGCTTTAGGCAAGGGGGGTTTATTACCCTTGATACGGACGAGAAAGACGAACCCATATACCACCGCGCCAGAAAAGCGGCGTACTACTAAGGAAATACCATGCCAATTGATAAATCAGTAAACCAAGCCCCCGCTGGGCTGGACGCGCTGGACGTAGAAAACGATGAGCCTGCGTTAGAGATCGAGATTGTTGACCCAGAAGCGGTCAGCATTAAGGGTCCGGGCTTTGAGTTGGACGTTCTAAAAGCCGAAGTTGAAGACGATTTTGACGCCAATCTGGCAGAAGAGATAGATGACGGCGCATTAGCATCGCTGGCAGAAACCCTGATTAATGATATTGAGAACGACAAGAACTCCCGCAAGGAGTGGGAGAAGGCGTACGTCGAGGGCATTAAGCTCTTAGGGCTACAAATTGAGGAGAGGACGGAGCCGTGGTCAGGTGCATGCGGCGTGTTCCACCCGATGCTCTCCGAAGCAGTGGTGCGCTTTCAGTCTGAGACCATCTCAGAGACATTCCCAGCGCAGGGACCTGTCAGAACCAAGATCATTGGTAGAGAAACGCCTGAGATTAGAGAGGCAGCACAGCGGGTAGAAGAAGATATGAACTTCGAACTCACGGAAGTGATGTCGGAGTATCGCCCTGAACACGAAAGAATGCTCTGGAGCCTGCCAGCAACCGGCTCGGCGTTCAAAAAAGTCTACTACGACCCAAGTCTTGGGCGTCAGGTGTCAATGTTTGTGCCAGCAGAAGACGGCATTTTGCCGTACGGCGCAACAGATATGGACACATGCCATCGCTTCACGCACGTGATGCGCAAAACCAAGAACGAGATCATCAAGTTGCAGCAAGCGGGGTTCTACCGTGACGTGGACTTGGGCGATCCTGATCGCAAAGTAGAGGATATTCAGAAAGCCAAAGACAAAGAGACCGGCTTTTCTGATCTGAACGACGACAGATATACACTGTATGAGTGCCACGCGGACTTATACATTGAAGACGACAAACATGCGGATGTTGATGAGGACAAAGAGCACACAGAAATTGCGCTGCCATACGTCGTTACACTCATTAAAGGCACCAACGAGGTGCTGGCCATCCGCAGAAACTGGAAATACGAAGACCCACTGCGTTTGAAGCGTCAGCACTTTGTGCATTATCAGTACATCCCCGGCTTTGGTGCGTATGGTTTCGGTTTGTTCCACTTAGTCGGTGGTTTTGCAAAGAACGCGACCTCGTTGATGCGTCAGTTGGTTGACGCAGGTACTCTTTCTAACTTGCCGGGCGGTCTGAAGTCACGTGGCTTGCGTATTAAGGGCGATGACACACCGATTGCTCCGGGCGAGTGGCGTGATGTGGACGTAGCATCAGGCAATATTAGAGACTCGATCCTCCCACTGCCATATAAAGAGCCGTCTACAGTTCTCTACAACCTGCTGGGCACTATTGTTGACGAAGGCCGACGTTTTGCTGCGACTGCGGATATGAAAGTCTCCGACATGTCAGCGCAAGCGCCTGTTGGAACAACACTGGCGTTGTTGGAGCGGCAGTTAAAAGTCATGACAGCTGTACAAGCGCGTGTGCACTACACACTAAAGCGCGAGTTCAAGCTAATTAAAGAAATCATCCGTGACTACACCGATCCCAACTACGAGTACACACCGGAGTACGGCAATAAGAAAGCCAAACGCGAAGACTACGACAAGGTAGACCTGATTCCGGTCAGTGATCCGAATGCAGCGACGATGTCGCAGCGTGTGGTGCAGTACCAAGCCGTCATTCAGATGGCGCAGATGGCTCCGGATATTTACGACCTGCCGTTTTTGCACCGTCAGATGTTGGAAGTGCTGGGTATTAAGAACGCAGAAAAGTTGGTGCCTCTGGAAGACGATCAGAAACCACGCGATCCTGTGGCAGAAAACATGGCTGTGCTAAAAGGCAAGCCGGTCAAAGCGTTCTTCTACCAAGACCATCAGGCGCACATTCAAGTACACATGTCGGCGATGCAAGACCCGCTGATTCAGCAGGTTGTTGGCCAGAACCCACGGGCACAGCAGATTCAAGCTGCGATGATGGCGCATATTTCTGAGCACGTTGCGTATGCATATCGTCAGAAGATCGAGCAACAGATGGGCGTTGCGTTGCCACCAGAAGACGAGAAGCTGCCGCCGCAGATTGAAGTCGCGTTGTCGTCGATGATGGCGCAAGCTGCACAGCAGGTACTGCAAGAGAATCAAGCGCAGGTACAACAGCAGCAAGCTCAAGCGCAGATGCAAGACCCTGTTATCCAGATGCAGATGCAAGAACTTCAGATCAAACAGAAGGAAGTTGATCTGAAAGAGAAGAAGATGGCAACAGACGCTGCGGCTAAAGCAGACGAGCTTGAGCTTAAGAAACAAGAAGTTGAAGCACGTATGGAGCTTGAGGGCTTTAAAGCAGCTACCGCCATGGAGCAGCAAAAAGCAACCATTGCTGCGCAACAAGAACGCGAAGGCGTTCGCATGGGTATCGACATCGCTAAATCCCAAGCACAGGAGAACAAACTTAAATGATGGATAACTTCGCAAGCGTACTGCGCGACAAGATACGCAAAGATATGAATGACTACACGGACGACATGGCAAATGGCGTCTGCACAGATTTCGCCTCTTATCAAAAACTCTGCGGGGTAATTCAGGGTCTTGCCCTCGCAGAGCGACACTTACTTGACCTTGTAGAAGCAGCAACTAAAGAGGACGAAGACGATGAGCGATCTACTGCTACCTCCGGGTATTCAAATGCCGGAGCCAATTCAACAAATCGAAGAACCAACAGAGGAAATCCCTATTGAAGAGCGCGGGCGGATGTTGCCCAAGCCAACAGGCTGGAAGATTCTCTGCGGCGTTCCAGATGTGTCGGACAAGTTTGATAACTCCAATATAGTCAAAGCGGAGTCGATCATGCGTCAGGAAGAGCACTCGACCACGATTTTGTTTGTGTTGGATGTTGGTTCTGAAGCATACAAAGACACAACTAAGTTTCCCAACGGGCCTTGGTGCAAACCGGGCGACTTTGTGTTGGTACGTACTTATTCCGGTACTCGGTTCAAGATTTATGGAAAAGAGTTCCGCTTGCTGAACGACGACCAGATTGACGCGGTCGTGGATGACCCACGCGGTATTACCCGTGCTTAATAGGAGCTACACATGGCACTAGATAACTTTAAGTTCCCGGACGAGGAAGGCGACAAAAAAGTCGTCGTATCTCAAGAAGAAGACGATTCCGTAGTCATTCAGGCTGATGCCGAAGATGATGTCGAAATTGAAATATTTGATGACACCCCTGCAAAAGACCGTGGCCGCAAGCCATTGGACAAAGAGGTGGCAGACCCGACTGACGACGAAATCGAAAACTATTCGGACAAAGTGCAGGCCCGTATCAAAGAGCTAACACACGCCCGTCATGACGAGCGCCGGATGAAAGAGTCGCTCTTGCGAGAAAAGCAAGAGATGGAAAAGCTCATGTCTTATCTGGCTGAAGAGAATAAAAAGCTCAAGCAGACAGTTAATCACGGACAAGAGGTGTACATCTCAACGGCAACAGACGCGGCTGAAGCGCAACTGCAAGCAGCCCGCCGTCAGCTTAAAGATGCCCAAGAGTCCTATGACACTGACGCCATTATTGAGGCTCAAGAAGCTTTGATGGAGGCAAAGGTTAGACTATCTCAGGTAAAAAACTTTAAGCCAGCCCCTTTACAAGAGGATGAACCTGCGGTACAAAGAGAACCATCTCAACCCCAGCAGGTTGCACCGGACGAGAAGACGCTGCGCTGGCAGGCAAAAAACCAGTGGTACGGTCAACCGGGGTTCGAAGAATACACCAGCTACGCACTAGGGCTGCATCACAAGCTAGTCAACTCGGGGGTAGACCCTCGCACAGATGAATACTTCGCCCAAATCGATGGGCGTATGCAGAAGACGTTCCCCGAATTATTTGGCGGGAATGCTGAGAAAACGCCGGAACCTACACAGGTTCAATCTGAGGCTCCAAAGAAACCTGCGGCTGTGGTTGCTCCAGCGTCTCGTTCGTCTGGAACAAAGAAAATCCAACTTTCTACTAGGCAACTCGCCTTGGCTAAGAAATATGGACTAACCCCGCAGCAGTATGCTGCTGAAGTAGCTAAATTGGAGATTTAAGATGGCTGATACTCGCACCCCTCGTGATCTTGTTTCACGCGATAAAACCGCACGTGCTGTTTACGTACCACCTTCAGCACTGCCTGATCCAACCCCAGAACCGGGCTGGTCGTACCGTTGGGTAGCAACCCATATTAACGGTGTAGCCTCCCCGAACTTCTCCATGCGTATGCGTGAAGGCTGGGTGCCGGTCAAAGCGGAAGATCATCCGGAGCTTATGCTTCCGGCAAATGAAAAAGGTGAAGTCGCCCATGGCGGGCTGTTGTTGTGCAAGATGCCGACTGAGATGGTGCAGGCACGTAATGCTCACTACCAGACGCAATCTGAGAACAACATTGACGCTGTGGACAATTCGTTTATGCGCCAGAGTGATGCGCGGATGCCTTTGTTCAATGAACGTAAGTCAACGACATCTTTTGGCAAAGGTAACAAGTAGTCCTTTTATTAACTAGGAGTAAACATGGCTTATCCTACGATTGACAAGCCCTATGGCTTGAAGCCGATCAATCTGATCGGCGGTCAGGTGTTCGCAGGTGCGACTCGTCAACTTCCTATCGCTACTTCGTCAGTTAACTACAACACCGCTATTTTCAACGGTGACGTAGTTCAGTTGGCTTCAAGCGGTACAGTTATCGTTTCCACTCTGGACACTGACACCTCCCCAGTTGCGGGCGTTGTTGGCGTGTTCCTCGGATGCACCTACACCAACCCAGTAACTAAACAACTGACTTTCTCCCAGTACTGGCCCGGTTTCGCCTCTGGCGTAACTGATGCCAAGGCATATATTGCTGACGATCCTGACCAGCTTTATCAGGCTGTATCAGTTGGCGATACTGCTGACGGTACCGGTCTGGTGCCTGTGCCTCTGTCACAGACCACTCTGGGCAACAACGTGGTTCTGGTGTTGAACACCGGTTCGACTACAACTGGTAACTCTCGTATCGGCATTTACGCTAACGGCGTAACGACTTCACTGCCTATGCGTGTAGTGGATATGGTGCCTGACACCGCAACCTCGACTGGTTTTGTTGAAGTGATCGTTAAGTTCAACTTCGGCTACCACTCGTACTACAACGCTACTGGCGTATAAGGAGCATATAAATGGCTATTTCACGCGCACAACTACTGAAAGAGCTGCTCCCCGGCCTGAACGCTTTGTTCGGTCTGGAGTATGCCCGTTACGGCGAAGAGCACAAGGAAATCTACGAAACCGAGACTTCCGAGCGTTCGTTCGAAGAAGAAACCAAGCTGTCTGGCTTTACTGCCGCACCGGTTAAGAACGAAGGTTCTGCAATCGCGTACGACAACGCACAGGAAGCTTGGACTGCTCGATACAACCACGAGACCATTGCTCAAGGTTTCTCGATCACTGAAGAAGCGATTGAAGATAACCTGTATGACAGCCTGTCGGCTCGTTATACCAAGGCGCTGGCTCGTTCGATGGCCTACACCAAGCAGGTCAAAGCGGCTGCAATCCTGAACAACGGCTTCACCAACTCCGCTCAGTACTACGGCGGCGACGGCGTGCCTCTGTTCTCGGCTTCGCACCCACTCGTTTCTGGCGGCACTAACTCGAACATCCCTTCGACACCTGCTGACTTGAACGAAACCTCGTTGGAAAACGCTGTGATTCAAATCGCTGCGTGGACTGACGAACGTGGTCTGCTGATCGCTGCCCGTCCTCGTAAGCTGATCGTTCCGCCGAGCCTGCAATTCGTTGCAACTCGTCTGCTCGAAACCAGCCTGCGCGTCGGTACCAACGACAACGACATCAACGCAATCAAGAACAACGGTTCGATTCCAGAGGGTTACACAATTAACCACTTCTTGACCGACACCAATGCTTGGTTCCTGACCACTGATGTTCCAAACGGCATGAAGCACTTTGTTCGTAGCCCGCTGGATACAAAAATGGACGGAGACTTTGATACTGGTAACGTCCGTTACAAGGCTCGTGAGCGTTACAGTTTCGGATGGTCGGATCCACTTGGGATGTTCGGCAGCCAAGGGGCTTGACAACACAAGGATCACTCGATACAATAACCTCTGACTTAATAAATCGGAGGTTGTATGGAGTACACCGAATGTAGTCACGGCAACTGTGGAAACCCCGTGTTCGCACGGGGAATCTGCCGAAAGCACTACGAACAGGAGCGGCTGGCGACGGCTGCTCCTTGTTCTTTTTCAGGATGCCAAAACAAGGCGTACCGTGGCGATCTCTGCGCTGAACACTACAGAGCTAAACAAAAATCTTCCCGCCCTACGTGTACCGTTCTCGGCTGCACTGATCCCCAAAAGACACTGAAGTCAGGTTTGTGCGAACGGCACTTGTTTAGGTATAGCCGCCACGGAACTGTTGAGCAGCCACGCAACGCAGACTGGGGCGCACGAGAATCACATCCGTTATACCAGTCATACCATTGGCACCGTCGTAAAGCAGAGGGTATGTGTAAAGAATGGGCTGATAATTTTTGGGCCTTTGTTGACATGGTTAGCCCAAGACCAGAAGGCCACACACTGAGAAAGATCAATTCAGCAAAGCCCCTTGGCCCCGGTAATTGGCACTGGAAAGAATCTACCCCCAGTAAAGACGCTGCTGCATGGCAAAAAGCGTGGCGAAACGCCAACCCAGAAAAAGTAAAAAATGCGGATCTAAAAAAAATGTTCGGTATTACGTTGCAAGACTACCAGCGTATGGCCGAGACACAAAACTACCAATGCGCTATCTGCGGGGGGCTTGAGACCGCGGTAGACAAACAAGGTATCCCCCGCCGAATGCCGGTGGACCACTGCCATGCAACAGGCAAGATTCGTGAGCTTTTATGCTCGGCTTGCAACAAGGCTTTAGGCGGGTTTCGTGACAGGCCAGACTTGCTCCGGAAGGCTGCGGAGTATATCGAAAAACACCTTGACGCCCCTCTTGCGCAGTAGTATAAGAGCAGTAATACCGGGAATACCGGTGCGTCGAACAGTCCCGGCTGACTTCATGCAGATCGACGTACCTAACCGCATGAGGGAAAATTCAAATGGCACTATCTACCACCCAAAGTATTTGGCGTT